GACTGATCTCCACCTGATAAGGTAGGGTGATCAGCTGCCATAAGTGCTTTTCCGTCTCCTCCTGGGAAGGAGTTTGAAAAACCATTGTTAAGCACGTTTGCTGCTTTCACTTGCTTAGTAGTCGCCATTGATCTGGCTAAAGCTTTTGTGTATCTTGAAGAAAGACTGTCATAAAGGTTGTCCTCTATTGCTTCTTCAGTTAACGCAAATGCTAAAGCTACAGTTTCGTGGCTGTACCTTGCTGTGAAAGTTTCTTGAGCTGTATCATAAGTTACAGATGAGCCTTCGCCTTTGACGGGGGCTTGTCCGAAACCTGATAACATTACTTCTTCCTCAAACGCTCTGTCTGAATTCTCTGTATCAAAGATTTCAGTATGTTCGTTTTCGTATCTATCGTACTCTAGACCAAAAAGTGCATTCAGTCCTGGTTCGAGTTCTTTTACTAATTGAGCTCTGTTAATTGCCATTGTAATTCACCTTTTAGCTATTGCCGAAGACAGAAGCTGGGAACGTTACATAGACTCTAGCGTGTTGCCCAATAGTATTATTTGGTTTCTCTGGGAAACCTACTACTGTTGCAATACCACTAGAAGTTGTAACTGTTACACCTTCTTTTGATCGACCGTTGTTTGTATTACCTGCAGTTGTACTAATAGTATTTGTTGTGCCGATAGATGCTTGAGTAGGAGTCCCAGTAGACTGAGCCTCATAAACAATATCTGGATCGACATAAACAAATGCTCTAGCATTTGCAGAACCTAAAGTCACAACATCCGCTGTCCACATGTTCGAAAACACTACTGAACCGTCTGCTGCTTGGTATTCTACACCGTAAAATACGCCTAGTGGGGTGCCTGTAGCAGTCCCTTGTATAACCAAACCACTCGCTAGATTTACTACGTCGCCTGAAAAGATCGAGGCATCTGTAGCACTTGCTATTGCAAATTCTTGAGGTCTGATTGTACCACCTGACATATGATAAGCTGGTGTGAATCCATCTGGGGCGTTTATATTTGCCATTTTAATTCACCTTTATATAAAATAAATTTTATCTAAGCTCTGAATACTTATTCAGAACCACCTTTACCAAATGTAACCTTAGTTGACCTATTAGGGTTACTAATAGGCATCACTTGATTACTTTCTCTCATAAGATCATTATCAACTGCTTGAATCTGTTGGTTAGCCATATTTTGATAATATGCTCTCCTTTCTTCAACAGTCTCCATGGGCATCTTTGCGAGAATTAAGCCACCGACTCCTATAATGCCAGCATGTTTACCTTCATCAACAGTAGGTGCTTCAAAATCGGGATGATCTTTTGCACTTACGGGTTCCCAACCTTCACGAATACGTTTTGACATATTCGCTGGGTCACTTCGCCCTATCATTGATTCTCGTATCCATCTGTACACATAGCCCTGTGGTGGTGTAGGTGCGTCTAATAAAGACGGGGGTTGCCATGGTTTTCGGCGAGATACTTTATCTCGACTCTCAGCAGATCGTGGACTACGATCTGATTCAGTAGTTTTAATTTCATCTACCATTTTTAGTCCTCCTTAACATGCTTAGCATATTCTTCTAGTGGCACACCTAATCTTTTCGCTATCGCTACTTGACTCGGTGTGAGTTTTATAGTTCTACGTGATCGAGTTCTAGTAGTTCCAACACCTTTGCTTGAACCAACTACATTCTCTTTCACTCCTTTTTGAGTATTCCCTAGTTTATGAGGAAACGACTCAGCAAGTCTTTTATCCACTTCCTTGTAATATTCATCGGAAGTTGGATCGTAACCTTCGCCTTCTGTGAGCTGTCTATGGAACGCAAATGCTGCAGTTGTCATAGCTAGGTCATCCCCAAACCAATCATTTTTATCTGCCCAAGCTTTTGCTTTTGGATCAGGCTTAATAGCCTCGGCAGGTTGTTGATTATATCTAGGAGCTACCTGTTGCTCTACCTGAGTAACCTGTTGTTGGACTTGAGGTTCTGGTTCATTAGGTCTTACCCTTTTTAAACTTTCTTCCTCTACCGCCAACTTTGCTAACTCTTTCTGAGATTCCATTAAAGCATCTGTATCACCCGATTCATATGCTTTTTTGTATTTCTCTTGAACTGAGTCTAGCTGAGAAGATACTCGTGTACTGTATTCATCATATAGGTTCTTATCAGTTTTTGAAAGTTTATTTTTGGTTTTGTTTAATTCCTCTTGAACAGACTGAGCATAATCTATTGCTGCTTGTTCTCTTCTTTCGGATTCTCTAACTTTATAAGTTAGCTTATTGATACGTTTTTTAACGCCTTCGCTGTAGTCTTCAATCTCGTCTTCTTGTTCTGATTTCTTAACTACTGCTTCTTGTACTTCAGATTCTAGTTCATCAGTTTCACTCTCGGGAAGTTCTACTTCAGTACCTTCATCATCTTCTTCTATTGATTGCATAGCTTCTTCTGCCATGTTTTACTCCTTGTGTGCGTAATGAAATTAAGCTGATTGTATGTCTTCGGGATTCGAGACAACAGCTAAAATTTCATCATCGTTTAATAAACGCAGTTCGCCACCCTCAATTTTGAGTCTAGCTCCTGCATACCTTCCAAATATAACCCAGTCTCTAGGTTGACACCATGGACCTTCAGGGAATTTATTCCCATCACGATATGCGTCTGGACCGAGTGATACCACAAACCCAACATTAGTACCAATACGTTCTTTTTCTAGTACTGAGTCTGCTAAATAAATACCGCCTTTTGTTTTCTGTTTAGGACTAAAAGGAAGTATCAATATTCTATACCCTGTAGGTTTAGGAAGTTTAGATTGTAACTCTTTATCTTCGTGAACACTTTCGGGGTTTACTGTTTCTTGTTTTTCTGTAGGTTCTATAAATCGCTCTACTTTATTTGGAATTGGTTCTCCGCCTGAACCAAAGGCTTTTATGTTTTTCGACATTATTCTTCATTATCCTTGTGCAGGTCTTTTAATAATGAGAGAGTAAACGACAGACCTGTAATTTCGCCTACTATCTTTTGGTAACCTTCAAAATTTTGAACACCGCCACCAGCAAGTGCAGTTTTTAATTGCTCTTGTCTTTCTATAATTTGTTTACGTAACTTATCTAACATTTCAATTATTTTTTCCTTGACTTCGCACCTGAACATTTCCAACGCTTACGTGATAGATTGTTAGGAGTGTTAGGGTCATTTTGTTTCTTTTTAGAAAGTCTTTTTTTGATACCTAAACTCCTCGCACAATATGAATCACCTTTAGAAGTTCCTGGCTTAACTCTGGGTCCACCACCCTTGGCGTTGCCTGCTTGTCCATAACTAACCTTTTTACCAGACTTAGTTACTTTAACTTTTGCCTTACCTCTTCTTGGTGTTGTTTTAGCCATGATTTTGTGATCTTCTACGGTTGGCATTACCTGCCATTACTTCTCCGCCTTTATGCATCATCTTAAAATCTTTTCCTGATATTTTACCATCTTTGTTTTTATCTAATTTTTTCTGACCACCGTGTAGTTCTCCACCGTGTGATTTCTTAACAGTTTTTGCAGCGTCTTTAAAATTCTGTGAAGTAGGTGCACCTTTAGATCCAGGTTTTCTCATTTTTTCACCTGAGCCTGCTGCTATTCTTTTACGTTTGGCATCTATGTTCGCGTATAGTCCTGGTCCTGGCATTATTTGTTAAACCCCTTGCCTTGTGTTGCTGCTCCGCAACCTCTAGCCATTCCTCTTTTAACTTTACCACCGTTCTCCAATTTGACAACTGGCATCCCATCGTTCATCATTTTGGCTTTGCCTCCGTTCATCATCTTTTTCTTTTCGCCACCACGGTTCATTTTTTGCATGCCTCTATTCATTACGGTCTCCTTAATTGTTTTTTGGTGTCTGTCATTGAACTTCCACCCATGTTCATTTTCTTCATTTTTGAATTTTTCATTATAGAACCGTCAGGCATTTTATGATACCCTTTAGGTACTTCTCCACCGTTTTTCATGCGTCTACGATTAGCGTTACCGCCCATCATTTCTTCAAAGTTAGCTTTATTCAGCATTTTTCACCTCTGGGTATTATTGTCAGAATCTCTGACGTCTTTTAGTATATCACGATAATCCTTACGCATTTCACCTTTTTCTTTCATTAGGGAATCTTCCCTTTGTTGAGCTATTTTCATTTCAGCTATCGCTTCTGTTGATTGTATCTTAGCTACATCAATTTGTGCTCTTGCTTGATCGTTTTGTGATTTCTGTTCTATTTCTGCTTGTTTTAATTGTACCAGAGGTTGAACTTGTGCTTGTTGTGCTTTTATTTGTTCTGCTTCTGCTAATGCTTGTGCTTGACCAGTTACTTGTTGTGTAGCTTGTGCTGCTTGAGTTGCAATCTGGTTCATAACTTCTGGAGGCATTTCACCTTCACCCATCTCTGGTAATGGTTGACCCATAGCTTGTTCTATCTGTTGTTTATACTTCATAGCTTGATGTTCTTGTATATTAGCTTGAATAGTAGTTTGAGCAGTTTTGTTTTGTTGAACCATTGGGTTCTGTAAAAAAGAACTATGAGAAGTTATGTACGCGTCATGATTTTGGAATATGTACGCCTGTATAGGCTGTCCTGTTAGTGCTGATTGTTGCTCAGTAATAGGATCTCGGGCTGGCACTTCCGCTTGAGGAGGTAAAAGACCGTCTATATTTTTAACTTCTAAGGCTTCATACATACGTTTGTATGCTTCTCGTAAATCATGTAATTCTGGTGCTGCACGAGCCATTTCAAGCTCTTGTTGGGCTAACATTACCCTTTGTGCCATACTAAAGATATTTGGGTCACTAACTGGTAAAATGTCTACTTTTGCGTCAAAATCGGTTGATTTTACCTCTCTAGAGGCTCCAGGGACGTCATATGGGTAAACAGGGGGTAAACTCTTAGAAAATATGTTAGCTAACATTCTAAACTCTTTTTTCTGTGCATAGTGCATACGTTTGTGTATAGCACTCATAACCTTAGTTCCACGCTCTAACATAGCTACTGTGGTGCCTACTGGTAGCTGTTGAGAGCCAATATCACCTACATTCATGTCCGCAATTGAAGCAAAACGTCTTCCAGAGTCAATAATTGTGCCTAAAAGTTGACTTAACACGTTACTAGGCTCTTTATATGGTAAAGGCATCAATGCATCACGTATTACGCCTCCTGGAACGTCAACATCTCTAAATTCTCCTGGTCTAAGTGGCTCATCTTCGCCTTGAATCCTCATTCCACGTGCTTTAAACCCTGCTGGTAGGTTACTTAGTGTGCCAGCGTCTACTAATTGACGTAAAATTGATGTAGCAGACTTAGTTAGCCCTCCAATCATGTGAATTAAGCCAAAACCGTAAAATCCAAGTCCTGGGAGGAACTTATAGTGTACAAAATACTCTTTTTTGCCGTATAGTTGGTCTTCTTCTTCCCAATTACGTCTTATTGAAAGTATTTCGTTCTTTTCTTCTAAAATTGTTACTACATAAGGTACAGCAAAACCATATTCGTCGTCTTCACTGAGTTCCAGGTTGACATGCATCTCTAAAACTGAATATTCATCATAATCTGTCATTGAAGGGGATAAACCTTGTAGCTCATCGATCTTCTCTTTTGCTTCGTTGTAGTCCAAATCTGCGTCTGCGTCACCTATTTCGGTTTCTCGGTAGGTGCCATTCATCTGTAATTTCTTTAAATCATTACCAGTCATGGTCATAGCGTGGGTAAAACGTGGGCTGGTCTCTAAATCAGTAGTTTCATAAGCTACCACTAAGTTTTCTGCTTTTACTAAACGGCTAGTTGCTCTACCTAGTAAGTTGTCGTAGTAGACTTTTTTAAATGCACTACCAGCTAAAGGTAGATAAAATAATAAGCTGTCCATTTCTGGGTCATATTCTTTCATGACCTCAGTAATTTCATAATTCATGAACTCTTTAACACGTTGGCTCTGTGCCATTATCTCTGGAGTTTCTGCACCCATAGCCCTAGTTTTGACTGGACCTCCTGGGGGTAATAACTCTTTGTATGATTGTGCTTGAAACTGGGTTGCTGCTTCTGCTAATAGTGGATGGTGGACGCCTGTTGCTCCTGGGAATGGTTCTTCTCTTTCTGAAGTTTTTATTCCTAGTAAATCTAAACCGTTAGTAAACGTTTCTAGCCAGTCTTTACGTGAATCTTTATCTGAATCGTAAGCGTCTAAAAGTTCACTAGCTAATGTTGATAAGTCTGAGGGATCTAAAGTTTCTGCAAGATTAGATTGATGATCTACTACTTCTGACTCTTCGTCATCAAATAATTGTGACACGTTACCTTCATTGTCAAGTTCAAATGATGACATCATTTCACCTTGAATATCCATTTCTTCTGGTAGCATTACTTCAGTTGGTGCTCCTTCCATCATAGGTTCAGCAGCCAGTTGCTCCATTATCTCAATATCTATGTTTCCTTCTTGATCAACATTCAACGGTAATTTTTCTATAGCCATAATTAATAATAACTTATTTTACGTTTGTAGTATAGGTCGTCTTCCTCCCAATCACTAGGTAGTTTTACAAAACCACCTTGTCTAAATCTTAACATAGCTTGAGTGGTTGAGTCCACTAGGTCATCATGATCACCAGCTGGAAATACAGCACACTCTTCTATAACTTCGTTAGCCCATTTAGTGTCAGGTGCCCAAACCATACCTGATTCAAATAAAGGGGTACTAGCGTTTACTCGAGCAATCTTATCATTTCCTTTAGAAGGAGTAAAGTTTTGAACGGGAATACCTATATTTCGTAGTTCTTGGGTCAGTGGTATTCCTGTTGCTTTAGCTTCTATAATTACTGTGTCGGGGTTCCATTCGTGATATTGTTCTAGAGCTACGCCTTTTAATTCAGGGAACGAATATTTACCTTTAATACAGTCAAGTAGAATAATGTGGGCTGTTCTGCCGTCGTATATATTTTCGCCTATTGTGCCTTCTGGGTAAAATACTCCCCATGTAGTTATAGCTGAGTAATCTGCAGTAGAACTTTTTAAAAAAGCAGTATCGTAACTTTGTATTAAATAATCACAGGTTGGTGGTTTATCTTTTTCCCATTGTTTCCACCACTCACGCCTTATTAGTGCACCCTCTTCACTAGTTGGATTCTGCATGTATTGAGCGTGCCATTTAGGACCGCCACGTAGACTAGCTTTTACGCCTTCTAGTTCTTCAAGTTTCCAGTATTCTGGCCATAGTGGTTTACCACTCGGCAGTATCGCTGGTAATTCTATAACTTCCCATTGATCAGCTTTAGGATCACGTGCTGCATCTTTTAATAGTTTACCTGTTAAGTCGTTGATATTCCAACGCGTCATAACGATAACTATGGCTCCTCCTGGCTGTAGCCTCTGACGTGGACCTGAGGTGTACCAATCGTAAGTATCTTCCATGGACTTTGGGTTCATGGCGTCTTGTTCACTGTGTGGGTCGTCGATTATGAATAAATCCGCTCCCCTACCCGCTAATGCTCCACCAACACCTGCAGCATAATATTCACCTTTTAGTTTAGGGTTACTCTTCATTTGAGTTTCCCACTTACCTGCTGCTTTTGAGTCTGGGTTAATTAGTACGTCAGGGAATATCTTTTCATAGTCTTCGGTTAACATTAAATCCCTAATCTTACGACCAAACTTAACGGCTAAATCTGCCGTGTGGGTTGCTTGTAGTATTTTTAAAGCTGGGTTACGACCTACTAGATACGCAGGAAAGTAATGACTAGCGAACTCACTTTTAGTATGACGTGGAGGCATATTGATAATGAGGCGTTTTATTTTACCTGTGGCTATACGGTCAAAGGCGTCTGCCATCTTTTTGTGGTGAGCACCGCCAATAAACGATGGCCATTGGTCTATAACAAAGTTCATAAATCCACTTTGACAGCGTTCTACTTTTTCTATTTGTTCTAACCTTTCAGCTAGTTCTAGATGTTCTTTTAGTACCGACTCGGGCAGTTCGTTTAAATTAGAGTCCATACTTCAACGGCATACTTGCTATTCCACCATAGTTCATCTTCTTGGGGTTTACTAAGTTTTCTAAATAATCATCTAACTTGGAATATGCTTCTTGGTTCTTACCTATAAGAGTACCTAATCGTCCGCTTGCGTTGGGATTATTCATTATGTCGTTGTTGTAAATATCATCAAGCCTCATTTTATCTTTCATAATTTTAGGCTTTATTACTTTGAATGCTGCTGTTTGTTCTCCTTTGCCCATGCCTTTTAAAGCGTTAACAACTTTTTGGAGTGCAGGAAATGCCTCTTCTGTATCTAGACCTTTAGGAAAAAGTTTTAATAGACCTTTAGCTGGACCTGTGAATTTTCCAGGACCCATTGCCATGTTTGCCATTTTATTTACTAGTCCAGGTTCCATAGATTGTAAAAGATTATCTTTAGCCAATACTTTATTAAGACGTTGTAGTGCGTCAGAATCTTTTTGAGATTCGTACTTTTCTAAAAAACTTTCAGCCATGGTTTATCTCCTGTAGTTTTATTTTATACTCTTTACGGGCTTTTAGTAAAGTTTCTTTATTTTGCATGATAATACTAGGGACAGGGGTAGAATAATGTTCGTCGTCAGGATGTGACCAAAACCACTCAGCTTCTGGTCTATCGTCGTTTAGATCTTGGACTATGGCTATAAGGTCATCGCGATTGGTCGAGGGATGACACTTGAATAAAACTGCGTCGTAATTGTGTAGTGTCTCATAGTAGACAGATAATAGGGTAGGGTCATAGTCGTACACGAGTAACCGATCTTGGTCGTAGGACTCTAGTGAGTGAGGACATACGGAATTTATGTGTTCGAAATATTCTCTCATAGCCTCTGTAAATTTGCAAAAAATTTTGATGATGAGTCCCTAATTCTAGCCTATTTAATCAAAAAGTAAAAGTCATGGCTTATGGCTCTTTAAATGCGAGCTACGACCAAACTCACAACAACTATGCAATAAGGGGGGTGGGGGGTGATTTATAGCGACTTAGGTGGTGGGTCTGTGTGTCGCAGCTGTGCTGCGTGTTGCCCCGCAGGGAACATTTTTCTACTCTCCTTAATCTCTAGTGGGTCTGGGTCGCCGTCAGGCGGTCTGTGTGCCCCGCAGGGAACTTTTTCAGGCAACGTTCTAAGAATTTATGTATAGTTATTATATATAATTTATATATACTTTAATACTTTACTTTCATACTTATGTATAGTAGTGCGTCCGCCCGTTAGGGTGGTGTGTAGGACAATTTATGTATAGTTTTTATATATAAATTATATACACTTTATTACTTTACTTTACTTATATATGTTAGTATCATTAGTGTATAGTAAGTTAAAAGGGTACTTACTATTACTAACTAATTAAACCCTATAGGTAAATTATTATGTCAAATACTAATAATAAAAAGGTTGCTACTACTAGCGTTACTACTAACGTCAGTACTAGTGTTTCTACTAATACTAAACTAACTTACGTTACTAAGGGCGGGGCTAGTCACAATATTAATAGGGCTAGTAAGGTAAGCGGTACTACTTACGCTAACGCTTTAGCTACGTATAAAACGTTAGGCTACGGTAAGGCAGATTTAAACTACGATATTAAGGGTGGTAGGCTAACGCTAGGTTAATACCTAGTTACTAAATGGGGGGCTTACGCCCCCTTTTTTATTACCCAAGCACCAACAACCAAGACGATCGTGATCATGATGCAAGATCTGTTGTCTTTGTGTCTTTGTCTTTGTCTTTGTGTCTTTGTGTGTCGCCGATAGGCGACGATCTGTGTGCCCCGCAGGGAACTTTATGTATAGTTTTTATATATAAATTATATATACTTCTTTTTAGATATTACTTTACTTTACTTATAGATCAGGGTTATAATAACCTAATGGTTAGGTAATAAGGCTTACTAATCATTGCTAACTAACTAAGCCTCATGGTAATTATTATGAATAATACTAAAACTAAATCCGCTTCTGCGGTGGTCACTCCTAAGGTGGCTCTTCAATCCCTTACCTATATCTCAGGTAAGTCACGCGCAGAACATAATATCAAGCGTGCTAAAGCTGTCAATGGTATGTCCGTTGAAAATGCTTTGGCTCACTATGGTACTCTGTATGCTAAAGGTGCTCAAACTCACCTTAACTACGATCTTAAAATCGGTAGTTTAGTACTCAGGTAAACTGGGCTATGGTCGGGGGGCGTTAGCCCCCCATTTTTTGTGCATGAATAACAGATCATGATCTAGAACATCACGATCATGATCCATGGTTCTTTGTCTTTGTCTTCACGATCATGATCTAGATCTGTGGACTATTGATCGTATTGGCTAATGGTGCGTTTTCTTTGGTTCTTGTGTCTTCAACCATGGTTCATGGTCAATGTAATATAGCTGTAGGTTTTTGGTTCTTGTGTCTTAGCTCATGGTTTCTTAGTTCTTTACTATAAGGGATCAGTGGAGATGCTATATGTCTTCCTTAATCCTACCCCATGCTTTATTTAAACTAGTACCATGAACCACCCATTAACTACCCTATTACCTCTTCTTTGCTAATAGCCTCGTAATACATCAGCCAATAACCCCAACAAAAGGACCATGAGAGATGCTTCATACACTCTCACCTATTGCCCTATTGGCTAAACACCTAGTAAATTCGTTTTTGTTTTTTCTTTTTTCCACAATACTATATAGGTAACAGCTTATACGTCTGCAAATCAAAATCAAAAGTTAAAGTGAACTTATAATATTCAGTCAAGGCACTAGCTAAACTACAACCGTTCATAGATAAAGCTACATACACATCACGGCTTTTAGTTTCTTCATCCCATTTAGCGTAGCCTGTTTCAACAATATTGTACCCAGTATCAGGAACACAGTTAAGTAGTGAACTGTCATACACGGTTCTTAAACCTTCAACAGTTCCCCAGATTTTATAGAACTCATCAGAATCCATAAATCCTTCACGACCGTTATGGTCTTCAGAAAAATAATAACTAATCTCATCAGGAGCATAAGTAAGTAAGTCTTCAAGAATATCAACCAACCTATCTTGTTCCTTACCATCATCGCCGTCACGAGAAGTAATATCTTTTATATTCTCACTCACTAGACCTTTGGGAATAATCTCCCAACCGTCAACAACTTTATATTCATTCATAATTATCCCTTGGCGATGCTAGCAGTTAGTTGTTTGATGGTAAGCTTAGCATGGAATCTCCAACTTTTATTGATATAACTATCACCATTAGCTATAGCCTCATCTTGGTCTAGCTTTAGGCGTTTGAGATAATCTAGGTATTGTTGTTTTTGTTCTAAATCCATATATTCTATATTCATAATTCGCTCCGTATATTATTTATTAACTATATTAATAATAGGCGGGATGCCCTACATGGTAAAGCATAGTCAAAGGGTTTACGCCCTACCATCTTCTAGATTATAAGCACTTTGAACGTACCTATAATCTTCCGCAAATAGTTCATGAGCCACAGCTTTAAGTAGAAATTCATCGAACTTACCTTTAGTAACCGACCAGTGATGAGCCTGATAACCACCGTTAACATGAGAGTAAGTAAACCAATTAGGATCGTTAACGCTACCCTTATTGAATTCATAATAGGTGATACTTATACGATGTTTATTACTACCCAGCAGTAATTCATTAAGTTCTTTAGGGTATTCGATATTGAATAAATACCCAGTCTCATGAGGGCGATCGTCAGGTTGACATTCTTCAAAATCTTCGGCTTTTACATTCTCGTTAATCATTATAACCACCACACAACCACACATAGTAGTAACGCTATTGGTTTTAGTATAAACCAGCTGAACCATTCCACACCTTGCATATTCCTGAAATATTCTTTATTAGTGACTCTCATAATTTTCTCCTTATATTATTTAATTACTAAGGTAATTTTAACGTTGATCACCTACATGGTATAGGAGAGTCAAAAGAAAAACACTAGGTATATAGGACCAGAGAACAGGATACATAATAAAAATAAAGTCTCAAAATCATCATTACTCATCTTTAGTTACACCATTTATACGATTAAGAGTTTTAGCCTGTTTGTTACAATTATCTAAGTTTAAAGGATTAGAGAATGTAAAAATAATCTCTTCATCTCCTCTTGGTCTTTCGATTATGTTTTGGTTACTCCAACCATTCTTTTCTTTGGTCCAGCAAATCTTCTGATTTTTTTCTAATATGTCTTTTCCTGTTATTTTACTCATCTTTAGTCTCCCATTTATATAAAAGCTTAAACATTTCATCTTCAAATGATTGGTACTCCTCATCTTCGGGTAACCAGTTACCATCTAAGTCTAGTATCTTTAATACTTCATCTGCTAAAAACTTAGCCAGTCGCCACCTAGCAATCTGCTCATCTAGTTTGGTAGTAGTGCGTATTGTCATTAAATCTTCTGGCTTCATAAGTAATCCCTCCCGAAAACTTTACCTGTAGCTGAAAGCCACAATGGTGTAACAACTTCATACTCACACGATTGACAATGACCACCTTCCTTAGCACCTATTTCTGGGTTTATTGCTACAAAAGATTCATGGTCTTTGCACTCTGGGCAATCAATGTATGGGTTTATATATTTTTTCATATTAACCCCTCTACTAAATCACCTTCACCTAATGAACCCGCACCCCATAACTCTTTACCTAACATACAGTAAATAGTAATAAGTCCTGGTTTATTGGTAAGGTCGGTGTAGACTTCCTCGTCTAGTGAGTTAGCTTTATAGACTAAGAATCTAGTAGCTTGGTTTATAGACCATTCTTCTAATAATTCGTTATTAGTAGTTGGCCATGTAACATTATTCATATTAATACTCCTTTTATTTAATATACCTATATAATAGTTTTGATCACCTACATGGTAAAGCATAGTCAAAAAGATAAAAAACTGGTTATAGAGTCGAGAAATAATAAGAACATGGTCCATAGAGCTACTTTAATAATTCTACGATCAGTACGATCCACACTAAATCCTTGTTATATTTATATAACCTATATTATAAAATTGATGGTAATTTGGGTAAAGGAAGTTCTTTAACCCATGCTAGTATAACCACTTCAGGTATGTTATTTATAACACTATGCACTGAGCGATGCCTAGTAAATCTACCACTGTCATAGCCTGTATAATGTAATATCACATATTTATCGCCCAGCCATGTTACAGATTTATTAGCATCAGTAAAACTTAATTCGAATGATAAAACCACCTTTGGTGCTATATGTACTACTCCTCCTTCACTAAAGGGTAGATCTGATATAGCATTTATTAATATACTTTTACTCTCTTCTATATTCATGAGATGGGAACATACTCCATATATGGTGACTGTACATAACCGTCAGGTTTAAAGTTTATGGTAGAACTATGATAATCGTAAGCTTCTTTATCTATACTGACTGTATCACCTGTTTCCTCGTCAAAGGAAACTATAACAGCACGTCCTGCTAAAGGTTGTGGTATTTCGTGTAGTTTAAAGTATCTTTGAGTTACTTCGTTAAATAGACCCTCGTCATCTACTATAACCATATGTTTAGGATGTAAAGTCACTATATCTACGGGACTAGTGATACCCATCACATCTTTACAGTGGTCTATAAAGTTTTCTTTAGGTAATTGTATTCTTACTACTGACTCACTGAATGGGTCAACAAGTAAACAGTTATATAAGTTACTCATACTTTTAACCCCATTAAAGACATTCTTAAAGGTAAAACAAAGACAGCGTTACACATAGCACAACATCTACCTTCTTTGTACGGCTCAGCATTTTCACCTGAGTCCCAGTAGACTTTGCCTTCTGGGGTTTTTTTCTGTTCAATGTCACCTTTACAAATGACACACTCTTTTGGTTTTGACATAATTTACTCCTATAAATTATTAAGTTACTATCTCTAAGGTTTTAATCTTATTGATATCATAGTTAAGGTCAGTAGCAGTATATAAACCACCAGCTAATGCCTCTTTTATAGTTCTACCATTAACCGATTTAACTCTTGCGTTATTCTCGTCACTGGTTACTTTTTTGCCTGTCGCTCTTAATTTAGCGTCAGGATGAAATTTACCAAACTTCACATTAGGTGTAGTCTTGGCTGTTTTTACTTGGCTTTTTACCAATGTAGATTTTTTTGCTGTAGCTTTTGTCATATTATTTGCCCTCCTTTAAAAGGTTAGTTATTAAAGTTACTAGATAATAATAGGTTAGATCAAAAGTAAAGTAAACCATAGTCAAAAGGTTTTAAATGAGGTGTTTGGTGTGTTATTAAAGTCAATTTTGGAGCCCCTCACGAGGAACTTCAACAACTCAATCCGCCACCAAACGAGCGGATAAAATATTAACCCTCGTGAAGAGAAATAGGGTGGCATTGGCTCAGTAAAAACACCAAGCACTAGCCACTTGGAAGTCTAGTAGTTTAGAGTCACTTCTCGGGATAACTTCCTCGCACCCGATGGCTGACTTTGCAAGTTTTCTAAGATTAACCAGTTTTATTATGAAGTTTAAAAAGCTGTCTAAAACTTTTTAAACAAGCTCTACTCTCTGGTGTCGCACACATCCTAGAATGATTTCGCTGTGTACTTACGGAACAGCTGTTGTTTGGCGAGTAAAGCCGAACATCATGAAAATAATTTTACTAAACTTTCGTATCTTTCTGTGGGAACATGTTGTAAGTGCGTAGGTCTAGGACGACTATCTAAGTAGTGTCTCACACCACAGTCCTCGCACTCCATAACACTATCTAAAGTTCCTTTTGAATTGATATTTATACTATTACGCCAGTCATGTTTACAAGCATCATCCATTATAATCCCCATTAACAACCCTATTATTAATAGCTTCAGCAAGCTCTATATGTGATTCTACACATAATTTAATTTGTATAAAAGCACCATAGTTAGCTAAACTGCCTTCTATGTCATTAGAGTCATTCATACTCGCGTCCATTACTTTATTTATAAGGGCTAAAGATTTTCCTAGCTCCTTTTTAGTTTCTTCATCCATATATATCTCCTATATATTATTAATTACTAAGTAAACTATAACTAAGATCTTTTACTCGGTATAGGATAGTCAAAATCTTTTATATCTAGATCAAAATGGTCAATCTGCCTAGCGAATAAAGTAGGTGTTGGTACTTCTGGAGTTGTATAGGCTTCGTTGGTAAAACTTTCTTCTAACGTTACCTTTCTTACTATGCCGTCGGTAAAACCTTTATTAGCTCGGTCAACTGCGTCGTCTAGTGAGTTGGCTTTAACAGGGTACATCTCTACGTGTATAGTGGTAAGGGGAATATAATATGTCTTCAAGTTAGGGTTATTACTAACTAATTTTAGTTTTGTTTTGTCTTTCATATACGCTCCTAATTAAGTGGGTAGTTATAGTGATACCCACACTCGAACATTACCTTTTATAGTCACCGAACGCCTGACTAGTTACTAACTAACTAAATATATTAAAACTTACATCCCTAACATAGTAAAGCTTAATCGTATGCACCTAGTAACCAAAAAACCAGTAGATACCTATCACCTTTGTCTACTTTAAGACCACGGTGCATGTGTGTAAAACTAGGGAAAAATAACGCATGTCCTCGTGGTAAAGGGGGTACAACTCCTCGACCATGAAACTCAGTACCTCCGCCTTGATACTTACCTGTGTTTAAAGGTACAACTACGCTTATATCAGCACTAGCGTCGTGATGCCACTCTCCCTGCTCTCTTTTAGCTAAATTATAGTTGGCTAACTGTATTGAATTAATTTTTAAACTGTAGCGTTGCCATACTGCGGTGAATAAAGGGTTCATGTGATTTAATACCACGCTGTGTAGATTTTCAGATAACTGTGGGATGTTATCTTGTAGAGTAACTTCAGGGATCTGTCGTAACTCATCCTCGTCATCATTTTCGGTAAAACCTAAATAATGTTCGATGTTTTTTATTTCGTCTAACATCATATCGCAGAAATCTTCCGTAAACAGAGGCACTGAGTAAACGTCAGGTAGTTCTTCTTTTATATATTCTTGTAAAGGTATATTTAATTCTTGAGTACCATCTCCCGCATGGAATTTTATAATTTCAAGCTCAGAGTCTTGTATTAATGCTAATGTGGTTTTATCTATCATCCAATCTGACTGTATAGCTAACATAGTGTTTTTAATTCTATAGGGTTTTGATCTATCCATTATTTATCCTTTTTAAATAATTTGTCCGCACTTTTTTGTAACGAACGCTCTAATAATTTATCTGCTAACTTACTGATCTTCGGTGTCTTTTTGAATATTCTATCCCAGCTTTTGAGTATCTTGTTAGTATTTTCAGGACGTCGCTTACTACCTTTACTCATCTTCTATTTCTCCTTCTATGATTTTACCTGCTGGTAGTATTCCGCCAGTATCATAATACATTTGTTTCATTCTATCTAACACTTCTTCTTTTGACATAGTGTCAACTCTATTAACTGTTAACTCACTACGATTAACATAAAGTCCTGCTGCTTTACCCCTAGCAACTTCAGCAGTTACCGCAGCAGACCATGCACCATTACGTACAGCACCTTCTCTTATATCTCGCAGATCAGTAAGATGGGTAGCTAAGTTGAGCTCAACTTTATTTGCAGCTTTTTCTTGTAATGCTCCTATTCTTTGTTTAACAAGTGGGTTAGCCTCTGAGTCTAATAAATACCCAGCACGTGTAGCGTTTTTCTCACTGTACCCTGCATCAACTGCAGCATCTTTCTTTTTCATGCCTTTGGCTACGTTTTGCGCATATTTTTCTTGTTTAGGAGTTAGTTTTTTTGCTTTTTCTTTTGTCATTTTGTTTCCGTTGTGCGCATCTGTGGTATTCTAAACGCTCTTTATATTTTTTATCATTCTTTTCTTTTAGCCTACGATAACTTGCCGTAGCTAATCCAACACCACAATGTTCTTTATGGGAAAGTTGTAGTTGTTCAAAACCGTCATATATTACTAAAAGTTCATGTTCTATTTTAGCTTCTTGCTGAAGGTCGTGATTATGAATAGCCACATTTAGTATATCTTGGTCTATAGGGTAGTCATCAAGAGTGCCAAAAATCATATTAACACCACCAAAAATCTCGTCGTGCTTAATAGAACTAGATCCACTCATTGCTTTTATTCCACCTGTGTTGTTAAAAACATTTTTGTACATTTTTTGATTGCTTTTATTCTGCATCTTATATGTACAACGGTCGCTACAGTAAATACTTTTTTCTCGACGTTGTTTTACACATTTAACATAGGCACAAAGCATTAGATCAAGACTGTCTCCATATTCTAAGTATGAAAGGTACTTCTTCTTTATACGTTCTAGTGACCATAGTTTTATTATTTCTTATGCCATAATTGCTGGCTGCTACGCGTATCTTCGCTGCTTCTTTAGGCTCATTGTATTCAATGTCCATGTGATCACCTATATTTAATTTATAGAAATGGTATTTCTGATGAGCAGTTTCTGATCTGTCTGGGATAGGTATTTGAGCACTATTTTCCATTTACAAGTACCTCTCCACCTTTCCAGAAATATGCATCTTGGGTTTTATCATCTGGTCTTGTGAACACATAAATAGTTTCTGGGTTAAACCTTTTATCTAAAACGTTACACCATACTTCTGATTCACTCTCGTCGCAACAGAGTACTTCTGACCTATTGTCAAGTGATTTAGTGCCGTAACTTACTACCCAAGTCTTTTTTGTCATAATTAACTCCTATTAATATATACCTTATATAATATAAATGTTCGGTATATAAGTAAAGGATATTCAAAAAGTAATATATAAGTCGAGACCGTTTGATTTACTAGGTAAGGCGTTAGTATTTAACTAAGTAATCAAAGGCTTAAAACGGCTCACAGTAAGCCTAAATAACCTTAGAATAAAAAGGTATTTTTTTAACCCTAACAAATCGAAACTTACTTTCTCCAGTAGAGTTTTTCGATGCTTTAAATATTGATTTACTTATCTGATCTCTATAGACTTCCAACCAGTTAGGCAAATCAAATTTGTGCATACTTGAAGTCTCAGACAGATCTACTTGTATATCTAATCTTATTGGTCCGTGTATGTTTGCGTCAGGGTTGTAGTAAACTACTTCAGCTATAGAGACAAAATTATTTGTATTTTTTCTTATCATTTACTATTCGGTAAGCTTTGATGTAACCTAATTTAATATCATACTTAATATCGTTAATGTTTAGTTCGGTAAATTTTAATATTGCTTCTATAGTGGGTTTACCTTTATTAACGTCTATGTAATTAGATAACCTATTTTTTATTTTTTGACTTAAAGGGTTTTTATCAGTACGTTCTATTAACCAGTCTATATCCCAAGGGTCACGACCACGTACAGTTTTACAATGGTTATCTGGTTTAGGTATATCTACTTTTTGTTGTTTATATAAATTTTTCATATCATCCTCGGTTATAGGTTTAGCTTTCTTCATTAATACTTTGTATAAGGCAAACTGTCCACACTTAGCCGTATCAAATTTCTTAGCTTTACCTGTGTATTCTTTATACCAACGTTCAGCTTGTACTATGCCTAAAGACGGTGACATCATCATAGGATCTCCTATATGAACACCACCACCTTTGACTTTATGCATCTCAGTCATATTGAACTTCACTACCCGACTAGGAGAGTCAGGTAAGAAGTAAACAAAGTTTATATTATACGCTGGGTGCATTATTAGTGTAGTGATCGTAGATACCTGCTTCTACTAACTGGTCGTATGCTGCTTTTTTACTTTTCTTAAGACCATGAAAGTATTCTTTTAAAACCTTAAAGCTAGATATTCTAGTAAACTTAAGACCTTTAGAATTAGCCTCTAGCCTTAACCCTATTAAAGCTGTGACCATACGCATAGTATGCATCTTCTCTAAGTAGTGCCCTCCGTCCTCTGCAGCTTTCCATATATCACCGTTTAATTCTAACATATTTTTCTCCTTTAAATTAACTATATTAATTAAACTATAGGTCGTTAATCTTTACTAGCATAGTCAAAATAAACTTAATATTTACCTTTAATAAGCCGTATATCCTGAAGGTTTAACCACTCTCTTAATTTAGCAGTTCTTTCTGCTGAGTCTATTTTAGGTGTGTTGTCTATTTCAGACTTTTTATCCATGTACATCTTATAACCTTTGTAATAATCTCCTTTGCCTAGATGGTTAAACCTAACAATCTGCCAAGCACGTTGTTTACTGATCCCATACTTGATACCCATCTCTTCTAGTGTCATTCCGCTGTTCATGGTGTGCATGAATATTTTAAAATACATCTCATCTTTTTCTGTACGTCTACTCATTAAAAAACTCCTTATAATGTACTGTAGCTTCTCCCCAACTATTACCTACCTCTGCATCAACTTTATTGGGGACACATAAAGGTGTGCAATCTGCCATGACCTGCATAATAAGCTCACACTGGTCAGGGTCAGTAACCGAAATATCTAATTCATCATGTACTTGAGTATGAGGGAGTATACCTTCTTTGTATAACTCTATCATAGCTTGCTTAGTCATATCTGCTGCTGAGCCTTGTATTAATCTATTCATAGCTTTATAAGTAAAAGCTCTTTTAACTTGACTACCATACTCAGTAACAGCTTTTTCATATGGGTAAGCTGGTTGCCTATCATTCATAGGCTCGTATAAATTAAATCTACACTTACGACCAGCTATGGTAGTAATGTATCCACGGTTAGCACCAAGCCTAGCACATTGATCACGTAAACCTTTGATAAAAGGTACTCTTTTATGATATGTATCGAATAATATTTCTGCTTCCTGCATTGACAAATCTAACTGTTTAACTAGTTTGTCTTTACCCATGCCGTAACTTAATCCTAAGTTTATAATCTTAGCTTCTTTACGACTTATGTTAGCCATGTCTGCTACTACTTGATGGAAGTCTGCGTCTTTATTGCGATAAGCATCTACTGCATCCTCAGCACCTTCTTGCTCAGTAGCTGACGCGTAGTGTACTGTTAATCTAGGTTCTTGTTGAGAATAATCAAAACACCCCCAGTAATGATCCTTCTCGGGTATAAAGATACTACGTATGAGTGGACCAATATAATCATTACGAGCTGGTACTTGCTGTAGATTAGGGTTACTACTACTGAATCTACCTGTTACAGTACCACCACGGTCGCTACGTAAAGGATGAAGTTCTCCGTGTATTCTGCCGTTAACATTATGTTCTAGTATCATCTTATCTATAAAGGTAGTTCTAGCTTTATTTAACTTACGTGCTCTTACTATGTTGTTTGCTAACTTATGGTCATGAGCCTCTAGCCAGTCCCCAGCAAAAGATGGTGCATTAGTTTTAGGTGTACGTGGGTAGCTTAGTCCTGCTCTATCAAATACTGTAGCTATAGACTGTGCTGCCCATAAGTCAGGCTTCATACCGAACTCTTTATGGATAGAGGTCAAAATAGTATCTTCCTCTTTCTTTAACTTTTTACTTACTTGTTCCGCTACGTCTAAATCTACTGGTACGCCTGTGTATCTCATATCTAATAAAATAGGTATTAATGATGTCTCTAACGCATAAATCTTACTTACGTTCTCTAGTTTAATTAACTCTTTAAATACCTGCCATAACTGTAGTGTTAACCCTGCATCTTTTTCACCATATGGACCAACATACTTAGCTGGTAATTTATACATTTCACTTTTAGGGTTAAGTCCGTAAGCATTTGCTGCCTCAATAAGTAAAGTTTCGTCTTTGGTTTCACCGCAATATTTTTCACCAAGATTATTGAGTGAGTAACTATATTGATTCTCATCTATAAGAGGAGCAGCAAACATAGTGTCTTGTATTTTACCTTTAACTTCTATGCCATAACGTTTAAGCCAACCCATATCATAAAGAGAGTTATGAAATATTTTATCGTTACTGTGGCTCATTTGTTTAGTCATCCATTTAATAACTAAGTCTTTATCTAAATTACCACCACCTTCATGTTGAATAGGAAAGTACATATTAAAATCTTTAGTGGCTATAGCTATACCAGTTATATACCCAGTATCAGCAAAAGCCCAAGAAGGACCATGAGACATTAATAGTGGATCATATGTTTCTAAGTCTACAGCTACTTCACTATAATTACTTAGGTCTGGTAGACTACTAGGAGGAGTCCAATCCACCTCTGGTATAAATAAACTTACTTGTCTAGGCATCTTTTACGCAACTCCGTAGATGAAAACTCATGTTTTCTTTCATTCCAATGTATTTTTTCAACACCAAACTCATCACGTCCAGTAAATGGTTTTCTATAGTACTCCTCACCTATTATTCTTATATCCCACTGTACGCCTCTTAATATATTTAATAAGTCTTCTTCCCTTTCGTAAACTAATATGTCTTCAACATATCTACACGCTTTAACTTGAATCTGTCTTTCAACTATATTTTGTATAGGTACATTTTTTTCTGGTCTATCTAAGCTTGGGTCTTTTTGAATACAAACTGTTAAATGGTCGCACACAGTTTTAGCTTCAGCCAGCATAAGTATATGCCCAGCGTGAAATAAATCAAACGCCCCAAATGTTATACCTCTAATCATCGGTGTTGACACAATAAGCTTCAACTAATAACAGATATCTACGTAAATCACGTATGTCATCTAGTATACCATTGGTACTAGGATCCATCTCAATAGTTTTAAATACGTCATAATCGTTATCTTTAGCTTGGTTTTCTATCCTATCCCATTTACGAGCCAGCATCATAAAAGCACCTACGCCACCTCTCATACGCCAACTATCACCATAACTTTCTTGAGCTTTACGCAAAGCTACTGCATCACCTACACCTAAATCGTGTATTTTATCAAAATCACTACCCGACATTATATACCTCCGTATATCTTAATAAGATAACCCAGTAACTGTTTACCTTTATTGTTTAAATCGTTTGATGCTAAAAACTCAACACCGTTACTAAAAACTTCATTCATATTAGTATTACCTAAACGCCTTTGACGTACACAAAATACTAGTAACTCAAACATGTCCGCCTGTTTACCCAACTTAGTTTCTATTGGGTCGAGCTTATAACTAATGCCTATGTCACTTTCATACTTATCTTCTATCCTTTTTAATACTTCTACTAAATCAGGGTTAGCCCACTTGACAGGGGCAGGAATATCACCAGTAAATAGTTCAGCTACGTCATGAGTTAAAGCTCTTAATATAGCTTCTTTACTTACGTTAGGCTCAAGATATTGTAGTATTATAGCTACGCCCCAAGAATGAGAAGCTACTGATTGCTCACCTATAGTTTCTAGTGTGTGGTAACGTTTAATAGTTCCACCACGTATCATATTAAATAAATCATTCATATCTGTCATTACACATTTTCTCCTTACCAAAGTAACACCATTTACAACCAAACGTACTAGGTTTAGCTGGGAACTCTGTAGCTGTTGTCATGGCTACGGCTCTGTCATTTAACTTCTTTTGTTTATGAACTATGTTATCAGCACTATATTCGTACCTATCTATTTTACCATGGTCTAAATACCACAGCTCTGTAGTTATAGTTTTAATTTCAGGCATACGTTCTAGTACAACCGCACCATATAACTCACACTGTTCTCTATGTGTTTCTTGATTGCCGTCATATCTACCTGTTTTAAAGTCTATAACTCTAGCGGTATCTGTGCCGTCTATGTGTACAAAAGCATCTACTTTAGCCCTACCCCATGTAGTTTCACCAAACCATGGAGCAGGTTTCCAATCTTTATCAAAAGCCCAATCACCCTCACATGTCACGTAACTTTTAAGGTGAAGTTCTTTTAATGCATCAAAAGCTTCTTCAAAGTCAGCTAAAGGTTTAGGTATCTCATCATAACGACCTCTTATATAATCTTCACACATAGTATGGATATCTTTACCTCTATCCATAGCTTTATTTCCTGGCTCTTTTATACGTTTAATGTAAGCATAGTGTGCTTTCTTAGGGCACTTTTCAAAAGTACCTAATCTACTATATGACCATTGATGTATTTTATCACTCATTTAGTCCTCCTCAACAACCAGTCAAAACCAGCGGTTGCCCAATCAGTAGCAGCACAGTTTTGAACCTCAGACATAGCATCATCAGTATCACCTTGCTTATGTAAAAACCATGCATCTTGTAAAGGCACAGCTACATCACTAAAAAATACGTCATCAAACTCTATATCTTGAAAAGGTTTACGATCTAAAAATTTTACTAAATCTTTATTCCAATCTTCTATGTTATCGCTATTAAACATAGGGAAATAATTAATGGATTTATTATCATATGGGTTCTCAAAATGTTTAATTGAATAGTAGTCAAAAGCGTCAGACTCTTCTAGCCTAGAATGCATTTCATCAAATACTTTAGTGTATGCGTGAAAACTATCACTAACTTGAGTGTACTCACCTATTTCTACATCTATAGCACTAGCTACGTATTCTTGTAACATAGACATATGTACTACGTTAGCCCCGAATGTGCCCCATATAGCGTCGTTAGACCTACAGCAAACTGTCATTAATAACCTGTTATTACGTATCTTAAAATAAATAGTAGTGTTACAAGGTACATCTACGCCTTTACGATCTAAGTCATTTACGGGATCCCACATCTGTAACACGCATCTTCTATCGGTAGGATCATTCTTTAGTCTTTCAATAATGATTTCTAACTGGTTGATAGTACCTAAAGCTACACTAGAACCATCACGGAAATAGTCTATCCATCTCCAACCATAAGCACCATGTAGTGTTTCACCATCATCACTATAATCACTCATACGATTGTTATACTGTTTAACAAAAGTTAAATCATTACGACCAGCCAACATCCACAAACCCTCCATAAAATGAAAGAATGGATTAGCATCTCTTACTTCTTCAAATAAAACTCTTTCCCAAGGTTTATCATATACTGTGCTCACAGCACACTCATGTTCTACTACGTTACCTACTCGACTTTCTTTTATATCTTCTTGATCAAAAGAAAGCATATCCATAGCTTTTATAAAACCATCATTAACGTTTCTACATCTAATTACATCCATTAAAATAACTCCCCTGATTGTTTACTTACACCACTATTATATGCTCTTTTCCACTGTACGTTTACATCTTTACGTATGCCACCACCCCATGCTGTTTTAGTTTCCTTTTCAACTATTTTAACAAAGTCGGGGTGTAGCTCATGTAGTAATTCAGCACCTTTTGACTGTACTTCTTCAGTACGCCACTCACTACAACCGCCAGCAGCATTAGAAGACTTTTGACCTTGAGCATAATAATAACTAATTTTACTACCTTTACCTTGACGCAATAACTGTAGGTTTATATCAAAATCTTCCATAACTTCAGTTCTAGCTAACTCAATGCCTTCGAACATATCTAGGTTATACCCTAGTACTCTCATGTACCTAGTATTCTCTACTGATAAGTGCTCTACTCGGTTATTACCTTCTCTACCACTAACACCTACATGTGCATGGTCATCAAGCCACTTATCCAGTAACCCAAATAAAGCAGGATACTCTTCAGGTTCCATGTACCTTAAATGCCAGTCTGTAGGAGATTTACGTATATAAAAACGTAGGTCATCATCTAACATAACTATCTTAGGGTCGGTGGTGTTATCGTGTATAAATTTACGTTTACCTGATATACCTTTTATAGATGAAGGGATAACCATGTATTTACAATCGTATTTATCTTTGTATAAATGCTCCTCATCATCATCAATAACGAGGACTACTTCTTTACGCATCTCCTCTGGAAAAAATGACAGGGTAACTTGATCGTGTGCTCTGCCTCTAGTTGGAATATAAATTATCATTATAGTATGTCCTCCTCATATTCACGTGGTTTATATCTGGATCGTGGTCTACCTTGACCTAAACGTGTCCTCTCATATTTATCAAACTCGCATAAACAATGTTCTATGTCTCTCATTTCTAGCGGTAATGGTGTGTTATTGAGTAAGGCTAGTAAGTCTCTCATCTCTTGTATAAAGAGGGGCTTCTTTTGTTTACTGTCTAACGTTCTACCGAATATTCTATTAAGTCCTCTCATAGCTCCTGGTCCAGGATTAGCCCAAGTCATGATATCTGGTGCGTTACGTAACCATTTAGTATGACGTAAATCAGTAACTACCTCGTAAGACATAAAATCACTAAATCCAGGATAAGGTAAAAAACTTTTCCAACAGTTTTCTATACTACTAAAATCAAAATCACCATGATAGTTAGCATATAGTGGTGTAAGTATTTTGTCAACTGTTTGTTCTATTTTAGTTCCGCCTAATGTACCTGTTAACATATACGCACCTGTGTAAATTTTCTCACCTTTATCTTTACGCTCTTTCATAATACCTTTAATACGCTCTGAGTCAAAAGTATCAGGAAAGCCGATAGCTTCTAAAGTGGGTGGCCAATTGATTTGCCTAGCCATAGCCATAGCAAAAGGTAGGTTAGGGTGGTCAGCATGTGGCTCTCTCCAGTTTTCTCGTATCCAGATAGTTACTCTGTCTAACTCACGATACACGTTACAAAAGCTGTACTCAGTAAGAATAGGATCATCGCTCCATGGATAGGGATCATTGTTTAACTCCTTCTTTATAAAAATGTTATGACGCTCGATCATAAAGTTATTAAAATCTTGTACACGCCTTAAATTAATGTCATCTGTCATGTTAATCCTTATGTAGTTTAATAAAGTATTCCGCTTCTACTAATACTAATGGTTTACTTCGGTTACGTTTAATTACGACTAGTGGTTCATATTTACCACAATTACTCTCAGCTTGTTCATAGGCTTTCCATACGTTAACAGCTTCTTGGTTTTTACACTCGATTGAATAAGGAAATATGTTCCTAGACTGTTTACCCATTATAATGTCCTCACCTTGACTACCCATAGGTCTACTTTCTAAATCCTCTGGGTCAAGACCTAGTATCTCTACTAACTTACTAGCAAACCATTGCTGTAGTTTACGACCTTTAGCTTTAGCACTACTAGGACGCATGTTGCCACCAGTCTGGTTGCCTATCAGGTAGTTTATTCCACTGAGCGTAATGCTTTTCGTTAACTACGTAATCACGGTAGGCTTTAACAGGGTCAGTGTTTTTATACTGGTCGGGCATAGCTTGAGCCATAGGAGTTAAGTTACCGTCTTTAATAGTAAGGGGCATTTCTAATAAGCAGTCTTTTAACTTTACGTAACTAAGGTGTTTTCTACCGTACCTGTTTTCATACTCCTTAGATAAAGCAAGAAAATGACAGTATAACCAGTGATAGTTTTCACTAGTTTCCCTAGCCCATATACTACATGGGTGATTGATATGAGCAGTTTTATATAGCCCACGCTCGTTACAGTAATCATCACCACTAAGTACACGGTGTGCAGTACTAAGCATCTGAGCTGACTCTAGAGGCATCTTGACTACTAGTTTATCGGGTAAGCACATTGCTGCATAAACAGGGTCTTTGTGTACGTAAAATATATTCATGGTATTCCTCAAAAGTAAAGTATTATTTATAATTTGTTACTAAAATTTTACTTTACTTGTAAAGTAAAAGTAAAGTTAAATCATAATAGTAAACTCTTTTCTAGTCCTCCCTTGTACTATGTGTAGGTTCTGTTTAGCCCGTGTAACACCTACGTAAAACGCTCGGCACTCGTTGTCAGGGCTTCTTATAAGCTCGTCATAAGTTTTGGTAGCTACGTCAGTTAAAAGTATGACGTTATCACACTCGCCTCCTTTAGTGGCGTGTATAGTATTCATTTTAATTCGTGAAGAGTTTACTTTTTCACCCTTCCTTAAACCACTAATAATGTATTGTTTATTTGTATCCCCCAACAGGTCAAAACACTCGTGCCATATTCCATCTACCATAAGACCATAGTCTTTTTTAAGTTGATTGATATTAAAAAAAGCTTCTGGGTCTGCTTGTTTCATAGTTTTAAAACCTACCTTAACACCTTTACCAGCTTTCATGTAGCCGTAAATCTTTTTAATTCTGTATGCTTCTATACTCGTGCCATTACGTAAATTTTCCCAGTCTTTTATAGCCTGTATTAGATTATCAGTAACACTAGGTTTACCACTTTTAGTGTAGAAATACCCAGCATTTCTTACATGCTCTTCTACTTTAATCAATAGATAATTATTCCTTGCAAGGATCAACCACTCGCCTTCAGATATGTCTATGTGCTCAAAACTTTTATGGTAATTTACTGAACCTTCTTCTTCTTTAGGTATCCATGTTTTTTGACGCCTGTGTTTTATACGGCTAACTATGTTTAAAGCTACGTCGTGCACTTTTCTGGGGACTCTATAAGATTGGTCTAAATATATTTCTTTGCCTGCTAAGTTTATAAAATGATTTGTATCTGCACCTGCCCATTTATATATAGCTTGGTCATCATCACCAGCTATATAAACATGGTCTACGTTTTGA